AAGGCAAAAAATATGAAAGAAAAAACACAGAAACTCTATAACATGAATTGTTTGGATTATCTGCAATCAGAACAATTCGTTAAAGACGTTGAGGGGGGGCAACCTATCATTGTCACAGACCCTCCATTTAATATTGGGTATCATTATAGGACCTACAAAGATAGGATGAAAGAACAAGAATATTTATGCTTTCTAAATAAAGTGCTCACGATGAATAAAACTCCGTATGTTGTTATTCATTATCCTGAATCACTTTATAAGATTGCATTATTCAACGGTGAGATTCCTTCTAGAGTTTGTTCATGGGTGTATAACTCGAACACTGCTAAACAACACCGTGACGTAGCTTTCTTCGGTGTAGAGCCTAATTTCAAACAGGTGTTACAACCGTATAAGAACCCAAATGATAAACGAATTATGAAACGTATCGCGGAAGGTAAACTAGGGGGCAAACTTTATGACTGGTGGAATATCAATCAGGTTAAGAATGTGTCGAAATCAAAAACAAAACACCCTTGTCAAATGCCTGTCGAGGTCATGAAGAACATTGTAGGTGTACTTCCTAAAAACTCCGTAATAGTTGATCCTTTCATGGGTAGCGGAACAACTGGTGTTGCTTGTGAAGAATTAGGGTATAAATTCATCGGATGCGAAATTGATACAGAGTATTTTAATATAGCAAAAGAAAGATTGGAGAACATTTCAGTCGAAAAAAATCATGAGTGAAAAAGGGTATAAAAACCTTTTTTTTCGCCATAATTAGGGTATAATTAACCTTGTGGAAGATGGCAAAAAATGTTAGCAAAGGAGGGCAAAAAATGGTATTTTCTAATAAAACATATGACATTCTAAAGTGGGTGGCACTTGTAGGAACAAACGCATTTTCAGTGTTAATTATCACGCTCGGAAAAATCTGGGGATGGGATTGTGCAGAAGCGATTGCAGGAACTATTTCGGCAATTGGTACTTGCATTGGTGCATGTTTACAGATTAGTTCGGCGAACTATAAAAAGGTGGAATAAATGACTCCAGAAGCAAGTGTAAGCATCGCATTACTTATTTCTTTGACATCGCTTGCATGTACGTTGATTAACACTTTTGCAGGTGGCAAAAAACGTCAGGAAGAACAGGCAGAACGAGAAAAGAATAGGCAGATGGATATCGAAAAAAACTTTGTAAAGATCAACGTGAAACTTGATGAATTTTGCGACACCACAAAAAAGATGATGGCAGAAAATAGCGAAAAGGCTGAGCAGTTGAAAAATGTATCAGAACAACTCGTCCTTGTTACGGAACGTGTGAAAACACTATTTAAGTACAAGGATGATCACGAAGAAAGGATTAAAGGACTTGAAGACAAAGTCAAATAAGGAGGGATAAAAAATGTACGGTATTGATATTTCAAAACACAACGGCAATATTAATTTAGAGCAATATAAAGGGCAGTTTGTAATTATTAGAGTTGGATATGGTAACTTTCATTTAGACGAAAAATTCGAAAGAAACGTGAACGAGTGCAAAAGGTTAGGCATTCCATTTGGGGTTTATCATTATTCATATGCGTTAAATGAGGCAGAAGCAGAAGCAGAAGCAAGAGGAGTTCTTAATGCAATCGCAAAATACAAGAACGACATCAAGGTTGGTGTATGGTTCGACATGGAAGATGCAGACGGATACAAGAAGAAGCACGGCTTTAAGTTCTCAAATGGAACTATTGCACCAATCTGCTATAAATTCTGTAAGATTATTGAGGATGCAGGATATTATTCTGGTATTTACACTTCTAGTTCATGGCTTGATTATGTAAAAGGCTTAAATGACAGATTCGACAAATGGGTTGCTAATTGGGGAAAGAATGATGGAACACAGCACACAAACACTTCTCAATATGGCACATTACAACAGTACACTTCTAAACCGTTAGACAAGAACGTAATGTATGCAGACCTTTCAAGATATTCAAGAGGTAACACAACACAACCTCAGCCAAAACCAATTTATCAGATTGCTGATGAAGTAATTGCGGGTCAATGGGGCAATGGAGATGACAGAAAGAAACGCTTAACCGACGCAGGATATGACTACAATGCTGTTCAGGACATTGTAAACAAGAAGGTTGCACCTATGAGAAAGTCAAATGATCAGATTGCAAGTGAGGTTATTGCGGGACAGTGGGGAGACGGTAACGACCGTAAGAACAGACTTGAACAGGCAGGATATAACTATGATGCAGTTCAGAAAGCTGTTAACAAGAAGATGGGCGCTAAAAAGCAACCTGCACATGTTTATTATGTAGTGAAGCGTGGAGATACACTATCAGGCATTGCATCAAAGTATGGAACTACATGGCAGAAGTTACAGGCTATGAATGGTATTGCTAATCCAAACAAGATATATACTGGACAGTGTTTAAGAGTGAAGTAATGGCACAAGGCTATTATTCTTGTAGTAGATGTGGGAAGATACATCCAAAAGGGTATGTATGCCATGTAGAAAAGAAACGCTACAAGTACAGTTACAAAGAGTCAAGGCTGAGAAGTAAAAGCGTATGGACAGAGAAGAGCAAGCAGATAAGAGAAGATGCAAACTATCTATGTGAAGTGTGCAAGGACAAAGGTATATATAACTACCGTAACGTTGAAGTGCATCACATAGAGAAGCTTAAAGACAATCCAGACTTATGGTTGGATGATGATAACCTTATCTGTCTATGCAAAGACTGTCACAGGTTGGCTGATGCAGGAATGATTGACAAAGAGTATTTAAAGAAGATAGCAAGGCAGAGAATAGAGAGGATTAAATAATCCCCCCATGGTAATGGGCTTTGTCTGGTGTGCTTTCAAGATGAAACGCCCAAAGGAATGAACACAAAATTAAAAAATTCTTATGGTTTTTTGGAAAAACGGCAAATTTCACGCTATAATGTGAATATAGCCGTTTTTGTGTTTCAAAAAGAAACAAAAACAGCGAAAAATGTTCCACGTGGAACATTCAGGAAGGGAGAGAGCATATGCGGAAAAATTTTGCGTGTATCGTAATATCACATGGCAGACCTGAGTGCAGTACGGTAAAGGTGCTTCGTGAGTGTGGATATACAGGAAAAATCTATATCGTTGTTGACGATGAGGACAAAACCCTACCAGATTATATTGAACGGTACGGGGCTGATGTTCATGTATTCCATAAAGAAGAAAACTTTGATACTGGAGACTTAGGTGGCAGTAAGGCATGTGGAGTGTTTGCACGCAACCAATGTTTGAAGGTTGCAGAGAAAAACAGGCTGACTTACTACCTAGAGCTTGACGATGATCTCGAAAATCTTTCGTACAGATATAACGATGATGGGCATTTGAGAGGAATCAAGGCGAGAGAGATTGACAGGCTGTTTGATGGAATATGCCAATATTTTGATGAAGCACCTGTGCAATGTTTAGGATTCGGAAATGCCGTTGATTATATCGGCGGTGTGCCAACGTTTGAAAGTGGAAAAGCAAGCAGGGCTGTAATGAACAGCTTTTTTCTCAGAGCGTCAAACAAAATCAAATGGCGAAGCAGATTTTCAGACGACATAATTACGGTTGTCGATGAAGCACAAAAAGGTCATGCAGGATTCAGATTCATTCCTGTTATGAGCACATACGATGTATGGATTCCAAAGCGAAAATCAAAAAGCAGTGGCGGTAGTATTGAGGACTACGACAAGATAGGATCTTACAGGTTGAGGTATTATGCCGTTATGTTCCATCCTGATTGCATAAAGTTGAAAGAGTCAGGCGAGGGGTACGACTGGACTGTAGTATCTGAGAACGCATATCCTAAAATATTAAGCGGGCGATATAAGAAAGGCAGGGCGTAAAAATGGAAAACAAAAAAATGAATATCGTTTACAAGAAAGTTAAGGACTTAATTCCGTATGAGAACAATCCGAGAAACAATGATGAAGCTGTTGAATATGTAGCAAAAAGCATTGAGGAGTTCGGCTTCAAAGTTCCGTGTGTTGTGAGCGGTGACGGTGTATTGATCACAGGTCATACAAGACTTAAAGCGTGCAAGAAGCTAGGCATCGAAGAAGTTCCGTGCATTGTGGCTGATGATCTTACTGAAGATCAGATTAAGGCATTCAGAATCGCAGATAACAAAGTGGCTGAGTATAGTACATGGGACAACACTAAACTTGCTGAAGAACTGAGCGACATTATGATGGATATGACACAGTTCGGGGATGATCTTTTCAAGGATGATGATACGATGAACGTTGAACTTCCAGAAGAAGAAAATCCTTACAGCCAGAAGAAACACATCCCACAGTATGAACCGACAGGAGACTTTGTTGATATTATGGACTTGATTGATGATGAAAAGACGAACGAGTTAATTAAGGAAATCAAAGCATCTAATGTTTCTGAAGACCAAAAGAATTTTCTTATTAAGGGGGCTTACAGACATCTTAAATTCAACTATTCAAAGATCGCAGACTATTATTCCAATGCATCTGAAGAAATGCAGATTCTTATGGAGAAATCAGCACTTGTCATTATTGATATTGATGATGCAATTGCAAATGGATACGTAAAACTTACAAAGGTTGTCGAGGACTTAATCGCTGAAGGTGGGGGCGGTGAAGACGATGAGGAATAAAAACTTTGCTGTATTTATTCTTTCACATGGACGTGCGAACAATATCAAGACAGTTAACATGTTAAAACGTTTTCATTATACAGGCGATTGGTACGTTGTCATAGACAATGAGGATGATCAAGAAGAACTGTACAGAAATGAGTTTGGAGATCACATCATTCAATTTGATAAGCGAGACTATGTAAGCAAAATCGACCTTGGCGATATAGACACAGACAGAAGGGTTGGCGTGTTTGCAAGAAACTTTATTCAAGATGAAGCAGAACGTCTTGGCTATGAATGCCACCTACAGCTTGATGATGATTTCTCTGAAATCTCAATCAGATATGCAGATGATGATAAATTACAAAGCATGATGGTCACTGACCTTGATACTATATTCGATGCGTGCCTTGATTTATTTTTATCAACGCCGTTGACTGCTTTATCATTCGCATTATCAAGTGATTACATTGGTGGTGTTGCTAATGACAGGTTCCAAGCAGGAATGTTTAGGAAAACAATGGGATCATTTTTCTTAAAAGCAAAAGACAAAGTGAAATTTGTCATGCGCATGAATGATGATATAACATCATGCGTTTTGTATGGATCACGAGGAAAGCTGTTCTATAGCATTTCGAGCTTGCAGGTGATTACTCCTGCGACTCAGCATGGTGCTGGTGGAATGACTGATATTTACAAGAAGAATGGTACATATCGAAAATCGTTCTACAGTGTCATGTGTTGTCCTTCATTTGTGAAGGTTTCAGCCATGGGAATTACGGACTTCAGGATTCATCACGCTATCAGTTGGAATAACGCCGTGCCAAAGCTTTTGTCTGAAAGGTGGTGCAAGCATGAAAGACATTGACTATCTGATTATAGGTGCAGGGCTGAGTGGTTCAGTAATTGCAAGAGAATTGACGGACAAGGGCTATAAATGCGTTATTCTGGAAGAACGTGACAGTGTGGGTGGAAATATAAGGGACAAAGAAATTAGCGGAATAAATGTGCATCTATACGGCCCTCATATATTTAGAACTAATGACATTGATATATGGGCTTATGTAAATAACTTCGCTAGTTTTAACAATTTTATCAATGAGCCTATTGCAAATTACAAAGGCGAAATATATAACCTTCCGTTCAATATGAACACATTTTCTGAATTGTGGGGCGTTGTAACACCTGAAGAAGCTAAAAAGAAGATTGAGGAGCAGAGAATACCGTGCGAAAATCCGAAGAATCTCGAAGAATATGTTCTAAATCTTGTCGGCACGGATATTTATGATAAATTGATAAAAGGATACACAGAAAAGCAGTGGGGCAAGCCATGCAAGGAACTTGACAAAAGTATTATCAGGCGTATTCCACTGCGTTTCACATACAACAATAATTATTTCAATGCAAAGTACCAAGGCATTCCTGTTGATGGTTATTCTAAGGCAGTAGAAAGGCTACTAGAAGGCATTGAAGTGGTTACAGGGTATAAGTGTTCATGTTCTGATAAAAAGTGGCTAGAATCGGCTAAAAACGTGGTTCTGACAGGTGCTATTGACGAATATTACAATTACTGTTTTGGTACGTTGGAATATCGAAGCCTGAAATTTGAAACTGAGGAATTAAAGGAAGAAAATCATCAAGGCAATGCTGTTGTAAATTACACTGATGCAAATGTGCCGTATACCAGAGTTATTGAGCACAAGCATTTCACAGGAGTTAAGACACCAACAACCATTATCACGAAGGAATATCCGCAGAAATGGGATATCGGTAAAGAGCGATACTATCCGATTGAGGATAAAAAGAACAAAGCACTGTATCAGAAATACAAAGAGCTTGCAGACCGTGATGGATTGATCACAGTTGGAAGGCTTGCAGAGTATAAATATTATGACATGGAAGATACAATCAAAAGTGCATTAAAGGCGGTGAGAGAATTATGCGAAAAACAGTAAATGAACAGGCTGAAGAAATATTACAGAAAGCAGAAGCGTTTGGAGTTGATAAAAACTTCTTCTTCATTACGACATTCAGGCGATACATGGTACAGTTGAAAATATTAAACGAGCTTGAATCGTCAATCAAAAATGACGGCGTGTTGGTTACAAAAGAATATGTAAAAGGAAGAAAAAACGTATATTCACATCCAGCCATTCAGGATTATAACCGAACAACTGACAGTGCAAATAAGACAGTCAGCACGTTAATGAAGATCATTTCGAGATTTTCCAGTGATGATAATTCCGAGGGTGACACTGACCCGTTGCTTCAGCTTATAAATGGCGGTGACGATGATGGCAGTGACGAGCAGTAAGGCTTATGAATATTGCAAAAACTCTGTCAGAAAGAAAACCACACCGAGATACGTCAAAAAACAGATGCGAGACTGGATGAAGATTGCAGAAGGAAAAGACAGAAAGTATTTCGTATCAGAAAAGAAAGTACAGCAGATTGAAAATATTCTGAAACTGCTTATCATGCCGAAGGGATTGAAAGCAGGACAGTCAATGTATAAGTGCGCCACGGGGTATCAATGGCTAATTTATACAGCCATGCTATGCACTGTATATCGTGACAAACCAAAAAAGCGCAGATATGAGACAGGGCTGTTGGAAATTTGCAGAAAGAATTTCAAGGCATTAAGTCTTGACACTCCAATTCCTACACCTGATGGTTGGAAGAAAATGCGTGATATCAGCGTTGGTGACTATGTATTCGGGAAAAACGGAAATCCAACAATGGTTATCGGTGAGTCTGAAATCTTTAACAAGCCTATGTATTTAGTAACGTTTGAAGATGGCGAACAAATCAAGGCAAGTTGTGATCACATCTGGACTGTACAGACAAGGACAAGTAGAAATACAGCAAAGAGAAATTCAAATCATATTGGCAACGGGAAGAATTACAGAGCAGATGGTTGGTATGACACGACAACAGAAGAAATGGCAGAAGATTTTGCAAGGGTTCGTAGAGATGGCAAAGGAACAGAGTATAAATACCGTGTTCCGATGAACGGTGCAGTTCAGTATTCAGAAAAAAATTTACCTATTGATCCTTATCTTTTAGGCGTGTGGCTTGGAGATGGCACAAGCACTTCAACGAATATAACTGTATCTGATTCTGATGCTGAAGAAATGATGCAAAACGTAAGCAGTTCAAGTGGGTATACAGTAGAATTGCATCATTGCAAAGACAGGGCATCTTATTTCAAGGTGGACAAGCAAAGAAACAACAAGACAGGTGAAAATAGTTTTATTCATAATTTGAGAAAGCTAAATCTAATTGGAAACAAACATATTCCAATTGAATATCTTTGTGCGTCAGTTGAACAAAGACTTGCATTGTTACAAGGTCTAATGGATACAGACGGAACGTGTTCAAAGGCGGGACAATGTTCGTTCATTCAGAAGTCAAAAGAATTATCTGAACAGGTTCTTGAACTTATAAACAGTTTAGGAATTAAGGCAAAGCTTATAAAAAGAAAATCAATGCTTGATGGTAAAGAAATAAGTGATATTTATAACATTACGTTCTTTGCTGATAAAGGCACAAGGGTATTTCGCCTTAGCAGAAAGTATGAAAGGCAAAAAGACCATTTGTGCGACAGAATGAAAGCAAAGAGCATTGTCAATATTGAAAAAATCGGCGCAGTTCCTTCTAAGTGCATCATGGTGGCAGACAGAGAACATTTATATCTTGCAGGAAAGCATTTCACACCAACACATAACACATATACAGTTGGAACAATCTTTATTATTCTGTTTCTTACTGAGCCTAGGTTCTCAAAGTTCTTTTCAGTTGCACCAGATGGCGCATTGTCAAGAGAGATAAAAGAAGCAATATCTGACACAATTAAAAGCAGTCCGCTTATTTATGAATATAAAGGAACAAAGCGTTTCAAGTTGTTAAGGGACTACATCAAGTTCAAACCGAATGAAAACACGTTGATCCCGTTAGCATACAGTAACAACCGTATGGACGGACGTATGCCGAATGCCTTTATTGCGGATGAAGTTGGAGCATTGCCAAACGGTTATCCTGTTGAAGCTATGCGTTCTGGACAGCTAAACGTTGTCAACAAACTAGGGTTCGTTATCAGTACAAAATATCCGACAATTGACAATCCTTTCGAGGACGAGGTCGCATATGCTAAGAAGGTTCTTGATGGTATTGAGAAAGACGATACTGTTTTTGCACTGTTGTATGAGCCAGACAAAACATCAGACTGGGAAACAGACAATCTTGTTTTGAAGCAGGCGAATCCTGCATCATTGGAAATACCTGAAATCTGGGATGATCTTGTCAAGAAGCGTGCGAGAGCCATTGCCATTGAGAACGAGCGAGAGAACTTTGTAACAAAGCATTGCAACATTATTTATCAAGGACAAGGAACTGAAACATTTATTGATGTTAAAGATGTTCAGGCGTGCAAGGTTGCAGATATTGATTGGAACGGAAGGGTTGTATATTTAGGTGTTGACCTTTCAGAATCGAATGATAATACATCTGTTGCTATGGTTTCTGTAGATGATGATGATAACATTCTTGCAGAAAGTTTTGCGTTCATTCCATCAGACAGGATCACAGAGAAAACAATCTCAGAGCGTGTGAACTATCAAGAATTGCTGAAGAGTGGAAAGGTGTTTGCATGTGGTGATAGGGTTATCTCATATGCGTTTGTTGAGCAATTCATATTGAACCTTGAGAGCCGTTATAACGTACAAATACAGGCGATTGGATATGATAGATGGAATGCATTAAGCACAGCGCAGAAATTGGCTAATGAGGGCTATAACACAGTTCAAATCAAGCAGTATTCAAGCGTGCTACATTCTCCGACAAAGAGGATGAAAGAAGCAATACTTAAACAGAAATTCAAATACACGGAGAACAAACTTCTTGAAATCAATTATCAGAATGCGAAATGTGCATATGACACAAACAAGAATATGTATGTGAGCAAGAAAAAGAGCAACGGCAAGGTTGATATGGTTGTATCACTTATCAATGCAATTTATCTTCTTGAGCAGGATTATTTCCTGAATGAAGGTGACTTCACATTCCAGATGATTTAATTGCTATAAATTTGCATTTATGCTAATATATAAGCGTAAAAATGTTTCAAATAGAAAATACTAACAAAGGGGCGGTAATGAGAGTGGCACTATTCAGAAAAATTATGAATAAATTAAATCTTAACGATCAAAGTGTTCAGCTTGACGATGTGCTGTTATCTGCATTGCTCAATAATGAGACAATCACGAAGGATAAGGCGCTGACACTTCCTGCCGTATCAGGTGCTGTTGATTTTATCAGTGGTTCGATTGCATCGATGCCTGTTAAACTTTACAAGTACAAAAACGGCAAGGTTGAAGAAGTGCAGAGAGACAGCCGTGTACGAATGCTTAATGGTGACACTGGAAACACGCTTGATGGCTTTCAGACTAAGAAAGCCATGGTCGAGGATTATTTGCTTGGCAAGGGTGGATATTGCTTTATTCAAAGAGACAGACAGAACATCGTGACGGCACTAAAATATATTCCAGATATGAATGTTACTGTGTGGTCAAATTCCGACCCGATGAACCGTTTTGTACAGTTCTATGTTGGTACAAATAAAATCTATCCATGGAACATGGTCAAGTTGTTGAGGAATACCAAAGACGGAGCAAGCGGAAAGGGATTGACGGAAGAAATCTCAAAAGCACTTGAAACGGCGTACAGTACGTTGGTATATCAGCTTGGACTGGTTCAGACAGGTGGCAATAAAAAAGGGTTCTTACAGGCAGAGCGTAGGCTTGGACAGGAAGAAGTGGACAAGCTCAAAGAAGCATGGAAGAGGTTATACGCCAACAACACCGAATCCGTCATGGTTCTAAACAACGGCATCAAGTTTCAGGAATCGTCAAACAGTTCTGTAGAAATGCAGTTGAATGAGAGCAAGAAGACTTTACAAGATGAAATAAATGGAGTTTTCCATATTCACAGTGATTTCAATTTGACATTCAAGGAAGCAATCTATCCGATTGTTAAAGCATTTGAGACAGCACTCAACAGCACGTTGCTGTTGGAAAAAGAAAAGAAAAACTTCTTCTTTGAATTCGATACAAAAGAAATTGTGAAAGCAACAATCAAAGAAAGATTCGATGCTTACAAAGTTGCAAAAGATACAGGACTTATGACTATCAATGAGTTGCGCCGAATGGAAAATCTCAATTACATTGAGGGCATGGACGTTATCAATGTTGGACTTGGCGCAGTATTGTATGATACCAACACAGGAACATATTACACGCCAAACACTGGACAGGTGACAGGTGGAAATGAAGAAGAAGAAGAAACGGCTGAGAAAGTTGAAGAAACTGAAAAGGGGGCAGATGATGAACTACAAGTACCTAAAGAATCTGACGAAAACTAGTGCAGATTTTTATGTTTATGGCGATATCGTTGACGAGAACGTGCCAGACTGGTGGACTGGTGAAAAGTCAGAAACAGCAATTGACACAAACACATTCAAGGCAGAGCTTGACAGCTTGAACGGTGTAACAGATTTTAATATTTACATCAATTCAGGCGGTGGATCAGTGTTTGCAAGTTCAGCTATGGTCAGCATGTTAAAGCGATTCAGACAGAACAGCGGAGCAAAGATTCATGCATATATTGATGGATTGTGTGCAAGTGCAGCAACATATCTTGCTATGGTTGCAGATGATCTCAATATTTACAAGAACTCGGTAATGATGATCCACAAGCCAATGACATATGCTTATGGAAATGCTAACGAGCTACAGCATGACATTGACACATTGAATCTGATTGAGTCTGGAACGATGTTGCCAATGTATGAAGCAAAGGCAAAAGAAGGAATCACAGCAGAGAATATCGCAGAACTGGTTGGCAACGAAACGTGGTTCTGTGGCAATCCTGATGATGATATGTATATCGGAAATTATTTCAATGTGAACGCATTGGACAGTGTGAAGGACGTACAGGCATGTGTAACTGACTTATTCAGAAACTACAAGCATGTGCCAGATGCATTAAGAAAGCCAAAACAGGTTAAAAAGCCTGTCGAGGATCGTGCGCTTGATTATTCAGCGTACGAGAATATTATTAGTTCATTAAAGAAAGACGGAGGGGTGAATAAATGAACGTAAAAGAACTCATTGAAAATCGAAATTCAAAAGTCGCTCAGATGGAGAAACTGCTAACAACTGCAAAGGCAGAAAACAGATTACCGTCTGAAGACGAAAAGAAGCAGTTTGCAAACCTTGAAAAAGAGGTAAAGGACATTGATGCAACTGTTGCTATGTATGATCAGATGGCAGAAATGAGCATGAAGCCAGTGCCAAGCGCACCTGTTGAAATGACAAATGCAGAAAGAGATCACAAAGCATTTGAAAATGCAATCAGGGGCATTGTGAACACCGACACACCAACAATGCCTGCTGATGCAAAGACACTTATTCCAACAACAGTCTGGAATGAAATCATTTCTCAAGTAATTGAAATCTCACCTGTATTTTCTATGGCAGACCGTTATAACATCACTGGCAATCTAGTATTACCAAAGTATGATGCACAGAACAGTTCCATCGTGATGCAGTATGCAGATGAAGGAACAACAGCAGAATCTGGAAAGGTTGTGATCAGCCAGATTACTCTTGGTGGATTCCTTGCACGTTGCCTTGCAAAAATCTCAAAGAGCTTGATTAACAATTCTAATTTCGACATTGTGGGATTTGTTGAAGCAAAAATGGCACAGGCAATCGCGCTATATTTCGAACATGAAATTCTGTTCGGCACAGTAGGAAAGGTTGAGGGTTTAAAGGGCATTACATCAGATATGACTGTTACAACTGCCACAGCCACAAAGATTACATCTGACGAGCTTATGGATGTGCAGGACAAAGTAATCGACAACTATCAGGCTAATTCCGTTTGGATTATGAACCGTGAAACTAGAAATGCAATCAGAAAGTTAAAAGATAATGAAGGCGATTATTTATTAAACCGTGACTTTACAGCAAAATGGGGATATACACTTCTAGGCAAGGACGTTTATTGTTCTGATGCGATGGACAAGATGCTTACAGGAAAAACAACAATTTATTATGGTGACTTTTCTGGTTTAGCTGTGAAGGTTTCAGAAGATGCTAACATGCAGGTATTGCAGGAAAGATATGCAGAAGAACATCTATTAGGCATTCTTGCTTTCGTTGAGTGGGATGCAAAGGTTGCAGACACTCAGAAGCTTGCAAAACTTGTGATGGGAGCAGGCAAATAAAAAGGGGTGAAGCAATATGGAAGTAAGCAAAGTCAGTGATATTACAGAAGAATGCGTTGCAGACTATTTGAGATTGGACGAAGTAACAGACAGTGATATAAATACATTAACCATGCTTATTTCCATCGCTACTTCTTTCATCGAAAACTATACTGGGATTGATGATCTGGACAAATATCCTGAATTTGTGATTGTGGTGCTTATTCTTTGCCAGGACATGTGGGATAACCGAACAATGTATGTTGACAGTAAAGACCTGAACAACACGGTGCAGAGTATTCTCGCAATGCACAGTGTGAATCTGTTGTGAGGTGATTAAAATGCTGAATGCGGGGAAGTATTCAAAGAAAATCACAATTTACAAAACGGTGATTGTGACAGATGATGATGGTTTTCAGACAGAACAGAAGAAGGTGATTCTTACACCGTATGCATACGTGAGGACTACAAAGGGATTCACGTTGATTGTCAACAATTCTGATTTTGAAAAAGCATACACCAATTTTACAATCAGATATCCGAAAACAGAAATCACAAGAGACATGCTGATTGAGTTTCACGGTAAAACATATACGATTGAGTATCTTAATAACGTTGATGAAAACAGCGTAGAATTAGAAATTCAGGCAAAGGAAGTGACTCACTGATGGCAAAGATTGTTTTTGATATTGACGACAGTGTACTGAAGGATATATCTTATATCGACAAGCAGTTTGATCACATCTTTGGTGGTATGACACAAGCAGGCGCAGAGGTTGTTTACAAGAATGCTATTTCGGCACTTCCAGAGGCGCTGAAAAGTTCAGGCTTCACAAAAAACGTGAAGCTGTCACGTGTGTATAAAACTCCATCAGATGATGGTATCAACACGAAAGTTATGATCACTGGATATTTCAAAAACAAGGAAGGCAAGAAGACTCCTGCACCACTTGTTGCTAACATGTTCGAGTATGGCAGTGACAAAAGGAAATATCCAAAACATCCATTTTTCAGAAAGTCTTTTAAAAAGTCACAAATCATGAAAGCAATGGAAGAAGCGCAGAAGAACTTGAGCGGGGGTCTGTTGGATGAATAACCTCATTGAAAAAACATTGAGTGATTTTACGGTCAACGGCAAAAAAATTCCAGTCAAGTTTTTGCGATACAATGGACGTTCGGAAACATACATCACTTACATGATGACAGATGCGGACAGCGCGTTACATGGTGATGATGAACTGCTGAACTACGTTGAATATTATGACTTTGATATTTACTCAAAAGGCAATTACAAGCCGATTATCAAGGCGTTAAAAGGATTGCTTACGAGTGTTGGGTTTATGTGGGATCCTGACAGATCATCCGAAGATATGTATGAGGACGATACGAAGTATTACCACAAGACATTATGTTTTTCAATCGAAAGGAGCGAATAATGGCTAAGATCGGGTTAAATAACTTCCGATATTCAAAACTTACGGAATCGGAAGAAGGTACAGCAACATACGATGGTGCGAAAAAGCCAGCCAAGGCGGTTTCGTGCAAAGTGGATATCAAAAACAATGATGCGTCTTTGTATGCAGATGATGCACTTGCTGAGAGTGATAATTCATTTCAGAGTGGCACTGTTACAATCGGTATTGACAACGAAGATGTGCAGACAATGGCAGACCTTCTGGGGCATAAGGTGTCTTCAGAAGGTTCAGAGCTTATCAGAAGTACAAATGATGTTGCGCCATACGTTGGTTTCGGAAGAATCGTTACAAAAATGGTGAACGGAGCTTACAAGTACACAGTAGAATTCTTGTGCAAAGTTAAATTCTCAGAACCGTCACAGGATGATTCTACAAAAGGTGAAAACGTAACATTCAGCACAACTGAACTTGCAGGAACGGTTTCAACATTGGCTGATGGCACATGGTCAAAATCTAAAACGTTTGGTACAAAGACTGAAGCTGTCACATATCTTGAAGGACTGATGGCAAAGGCTTAAGTCTAAAAAGAATATTAAAGACAGGGTTCGTCCCCTGTCTTATTTTTTAGGAGGGTAAACATGAAGGAAGTATCAAAGACACTTGAATACAAAGGCAAGGAATACAAGCTAGTTTTCAATCTGAACGTGATGGAAGTTATTCAAGATAAGTACAGAACACTTGAATACTGGGGCAAACTCACAGATGGTGCAAAAAACAATGGTGAGCCAAACGCAAAGGCAGTTATCTTTGGAATCACGGCAATGTTGAATGAAGGAATTGACATCGAGAACGAGGAAAATGGTACAGAAGAAAAGATGCTTACTAAAAAGCAGGTAGGCAGAATGATCACAGAAATTGGCTTGAAATCATCCGCACAGCTGATGAACGGTGTTGTCGTTGACAGCACGCAGAGTGCCGAAAAAAACGCATAATCCCCGATGAAGTGGATGACAAAGAGCCAATAGATTTTACATGGTTTTATTTCATTGGCAGAAAAAAACTTGGGTTTACATTCCATGAAGTCGGGAGACTTACGCTTACAACATTTAACCTGTTCTATAAGCATTACAAAAACGATTTTGACTTCGAGTTGATGCTTGAAAAGACAGGGACAACATATGCAAAAGCGTATGAAAAATCACAGCATGAGGACGACTGGTTCTAAGGGGGTGAGTTCATGGCATTAGGTGGAACAATCAAGCTACAAGGCGAGAGCGAATATAGACGAGCATTGAAACAGATTACACAGAACTTGCGAGAAGTTTCTTCTGAAATGAAGATCGTCACAAGTACATACGACAAGAACGACACAAGCACCGACGCATTGACTGCCAAGAGTGACGTGCTTAACAAACGTCTTGAAGAGCAGAAATCAAAGCTGAAGTTAGTATCTGACCAGTACAAACAGTATCAGAATGCTGTTAAGCAGTCAGCTGATGAACACACACAGCTTGGTGAAAAACTTGAAAATGCAAAAGGAAAGCTCGCAAGCATTGAGGCACAGTCTGGTAAAAATACAAAAGAATACGAAGAGCAGAAAAAGGTTGTTGATGAACTTCAAAAGCAGTATGACGAAAGCACAACGGCTCAGGACAATAACAAGAAATCACTATCACAGCTTGCAGTGCAGATGAACAATGCAAAAGCTGACGTTATCAAGACCACAAAAGAGATTGACAATTTAGGCAAAGAATCTGATGGTAGTGCAAAACAGGTTGATGATCTGTCTAAAAAGATGGGTGATGCTGATGGCGCATCAAAAAACCTTAATGATGGCTTCACGGTACTCAAAGGCACAATGGCAAATCTGGCATCACAGGCAATCAGCAAGGTTGTTGATGGATTTAAAGGACTTGTAAATGGTGCGATGGACTATCAGAAGTCAATGGAATACTACACGACATCATTTACGGTCATGACAGGTTCAGCAGACAAGGCGAGCGAGACGGTTAAAAAACTTGCTGATATTGGAGCAAAAACTCCATTTGATATGCCACAGTTGGCAGATGCAACATCTTTGCTGATGAACTTTGGATTTAATGCTGATGATGCGGTTGACAGTATGATGATGCTTGGTGATATTTCTCAGGGAAGCGCGGACAAGCTGGACAGCATTTCGAGAGCATACGGGAAAATGAACTCAGCGCAGAAAGTATCGCTTGAAGACATCAACATGATGATTGATGCAGGATTCAACCCGTTACAGGAAATATCCGAACATACAGGAGAAAGCATGCAAAGCTTGTATGACAGAATATCAAAAGGTAAAATGTCTGTGGATGAGATCACAGAGTCTATGAAGAGGTCAACATCTGAAGGTGGCAAATACTTTAAGTCAATGGATGCACAGTCTCAGACTTTGGATGGAAGACTTTCGACATTGAGTGATACGATCAATTCAAAACTTGGCGAAGCATTACAGCCTATTTTACAAAAGGCAGCTGATGAGTGGATACCAAACATCACAAATGCAATTGACAATATGGATATTGATTCTGTTGTTTCTATTATTGATGATATTGTTTCAGCTATTGGAGATTTATTCGGATTCATCATGGACAATGGCAGTACGATTATTTCACTTGTTGCAGGAATTGGAACGGCAATGGTGACATGGAATGTTGCGTCAATGATTAATGGTGTTGTCACGGCGGTTAAGAGATATCAGGAAGCTAACGAAGGCGCAACTGTCGCACAGGCATTGCTTAATGGTGTCATGAACGGCAATCCGATTATGCTTGTTGTATCGTTGCTTGCAGGACTAATAGCAACAATCGTCACATTGTGGAACACAAATGAGGGATTCCGCAATGCTGTTATAAATGTGTGGAATGCATTCAAGGACACGGTCGGAAATGCAATCACGGCAGTTGGTGGATTCATAGACAACCTCATATCGTGGTTTCAGGCTCTTCCTGGGCGTATTGGCACATTCCTTGGTAATGTTATAAGCAACGTACAGAATTGGGCTTCTAACATGGTTTCTAGGGCTTTTGAGACAGGTTCTAGATTTGTCAATGGTGTTGTATCATTCATTCGTGGTCTTCCGTCTGCTGTATGGAATTGGCTGTCAAGTACATTGAATAACGCATGGAACTTTGCGAGACAGTTGGCACAAGCAGGAGCAAATGCAGCATCTGGACTTGTAAATAACATTGTCGGGAAAATCAGAAGTCTTCCAGGTCAGTTGTATAACTGGGGTGTTGACATGGTTAAGGGTATCGCAAATGGTATCAGAAATGCGATTCATTATGTCACAAGTGCAGTCAGCGACGTTGCAAATAAAATTAAGTCATTTCTTCATTTCTCAAGACCAGACGAAGGGCCATTGGCTGAATACGAGACGTGGATGCCTGACATGGTCGATGGATTAAGCGATTCTTTAAGAAAGGCAAGCCCTGAGCTTATCAGTCAGACAGAAGCATTGGCGAGTGGAATGTCTGACGCATTCAATGCTAATGTTGGCGTTTCGACAAGTGGCGGAAGAAACTACGATTCAATGGTTGAGGCATTCAAGGATGCACTATCACAGGTCAAAATCGAGATGGACGATGAAGAGATGGGCCATTTCGTTGATAAAACTGTTACAAAATTGATATACGATTAAGGGGGTGAAAATATGAGAAATTACGTTATTCAAAATGGACTTGACAGCCGATATTTAAAAGGATTGCTGATACAGGAATTGCCACCGATTACAAAGCCTTTGATGCGTACAAGCATTGAGCAGATAGATGGGCGCGACGGTGATGTGATCACAAGGCTTGGATATTCGGCTTATGACAAAAAAATGAAAATCGGTCTGTTCGGCGACTATGATATTGATGATATTATTACGTTTTTCAATTCAAGCGGAACGGTAACATTTTCAAATGAGCCAGAAAAATACTACTTGTACGATATTCTGGATTCGATTGATTATGAACGCCTTATGAGGTTCAGAACGGCTGAGATCACGTATCATGTACAGCCATTCAAATACAGCAATATTGAGAAACTGAAGGCGTTCAGCAATCCGACAAGTGCTATCACAGTTAGAAATAACGGCAATTATGTATCAAAGCCAGTCATTCATATCAAAGGAACAGGGATTATCAATCTGTCGTTGAATGATATGCAGTTGTTCAGAATTGATATGAGCGCATCAAATTCAATCACTATAGACACAGGAAGACTTGAGGCGTACAATGATGGTGTATTGATGAACCGATACGTTGTCGGAAATTACGATAACTTTGTGCTGAAAGTAGGGTCTAACTCCGTGTCATGGGATGGAGCATTGACATATATAGCGTTTGAAAAACAGTCGAGGTGGATATGATGGAAAAGACGAATCTTGAAATGATCAGAGGCGACACATTGGCATTTGCTTTCGAGGTTGAGTATGACGAAGCCTTGCAAAAACTGGACAGTGCATACTTCACATGCAAAGAGAACTTTGATGATGATGCACCGATATTCAAAAAGTCGCTAGAACATGGTATCACATTCGCAAAGCAGGAAGATGGAAAGCTGTACTATGTGGTGCGTGTTGCTCCTGAAGATACGGTAAGTGTTGAGCCGGGGCATTATTATTACGATTTGCAAATTGGCATCAATGGCGATGTGTTCTCAATACTGATTGGCTCGTTAAAAATTCATAACGATGTAACGATAGGGGTGAACTAGTATGAACGATTTTTTCAAAAAACCGCTTGTGAAAATACTTATGCTTAAAGGCGAAAAGGGTGACAAAGGTGACAAAGGGGAAGGAATTCCTGCAGGTGGTTCAACAGGACAGTTTTTGAAAAAGAAAAGCAACACTAATTATGCATACGAGTGGGCTGATATTGCTCTTATTTTAAACACTGACATTGATGCTATTACGAAAGGGTAGGTGATGACATGGAACATATTAAAATGCCAAGAGGGGACATTAGAAATATTCATTTTACCGTTCGTGATGCAAACGATACAGAGGTGAGCAAGGAATTCACTCAAATTACTTTTACGGTAAAAGCAAATACATCAGCGAGAAAAATTATCATCCAGAAAAAACTGACTGATGGAACGATAACTAAAAGCGGAAATGTATATTCATTTTCAATTATGCCAGAAGATACAGACGATATTGAATATGGAACTTATTATTATGACATTGAGCTTATCAGAGGCGACAAAATACATCAGACGTTTATAGGCAAGCTGATTATCACGGAAGAAGTCACGTTCGCATGTGATACCGAAAAAGGAGTTTAAAGCATGGATGATTTTAAAATTATCATGCTTGCTGATGATGATTACTTAACCGTAAAAATGGATAGCGTTTCAGTTATTGGGACAGATGGGACAGACGATTATAACGAGTTGGAAAATATTCCTAAAATCAACAATGTTGAAGTAAAAGGAAGCAAATCGCTTGCAGACTATGATATTGAGAGCGCAAGTGAAGCAAAAAAAGAATTTGAAAATTTGAACAGCAAAATAAACACACATGAAAAAAATGCAGATATGCACGTATCACGTACAGACAGGATGAAGTGGGACAGTGGTACGACGTATACTATTAGTAAAGAAAATCTGATTATAGGAGGAAAATAAAAATGGCAGATATTTCAGAAATTACATTACCTAGTGGAGTCACTTACGACATCAAAGACGCAACAGCAAGAAATGAAATTAGTATTCTCAAAGGCTCTGGAACAGGTGCTATGCATTACGCAGGAGTTACAACAACGGCACTTACGAATGGTTCTAGCACATCACCAATCAAGATCAATGAAGCAGATTATACGCCATCAAACGGTGACGTTGTAATCTACGGACAGCTTGAATTTGTATGGTCTACATCAGACAAAAAGTGGCACGAGTTTGGTAGTACAGGCAGTCTTAAGGGACTGGCATTCAAGGATTCTGCGAGTGCATCATATACACCAGCAGGTTCAGTTTCAGCACCGACTGTTGCGGTTGCTGTAAACACAGCGAGTGTTACACCAATCACTGGTGTAGGCACATTGCCAAATTTCACGGCATCTGTTTCAAATGAGACTCTAACACTTAGCTTCTCAGCAGGAACTTTGCCAACAAAAGGAACAAATGTAACGGTTGCAACAGGCATTAAGGCTGCTAGTGCATCAGCACCAGTGTTTACAGGAACAAGCGCAACGATTACAACAAAATAAAGGAGGTTGCTTGAATGGCTGATATATCAAGTTTGAAAGTCCCTAGTGGAGCAACATACATGCTAAAGGATTCCACAGCTAGAAGCCATATAAGCAGTAAAAGCAATCCACATGGAGTCACAAAATCACAAGTAGGTCTAGGCAACGTTGCAAACTATGATCAGTCAAAAGCAATAACAAACATTATAAGATCAGGAGCGACATTTACGGCAACGGCACTAGACGGAACAACGTTTAATTTCACTCAACGAACATATTCAGCAATCGAAGAAGCAGAAATTGATGCAATATGCGGATCAGGAGGTTAAAATATGGCATTTTTAGACGAAACAGGACTTGCCTACTTTTGGGGCAAGGTAAAAGCGAGAATAACAACTAGTAAAACAGAGACAATCAATGCAGTTTATCCAGTTGGCTCTATTTACATGAGCGTAAATGATACTAAACCATCAACACTTTTTGGTGGTACGTGGGAAAGACTTGAAGGACGTTTCTTAATTGGAGCAGGGACAAACATGAGAACAAACACTAATGAAAGTTTTGGCTCACTTGGGATAGGAGAACCAGAATTTGCAAATGGTGAAAGAGGTGGCCAATACTATCATAAATTAGGCATTGATGAAATGCCTGAGCATAATCATGATACAAACGACTATACATTGGTTGTCAACAAGAACGCTGTTCGCATATCAACCAATATGGGGGCTAAGTGTGTAAGTGCGACGGGAGAATATACTAATATTGTGCCTAACATAAAGGCAACTAAAAACGAAGATGGCAACGCAACTGGAGACGCAGGCGGAGGAAAAGCACATAGCAATATGCCACCATACTTAGCAGTTTACATGTGGAAAAGGACGGCATAAATAAGGCTATAACATGCTAAGAAAGGAGGTTTAAAGATGATTAGAGTCTTTTCTCCTACCGATAAAATATTTACGTCAAATGGTGATGCGGTTATCCGACCATTCAAGGCAAAAGTTCATAAGGAAGATAACGGCAAATTCTATCTGAATATTGAGGCAGACATATCATATGTTGACATTCTGACAGCAAATAGAATCATCGTTGCAGATACGCCACAGGGAGCACAGGCATTTCGTATTAAAAATCCAGAAAAGACAAAACACAAGATCACGATAAAAGCACAGCATATATCATATGATGCAGAAAACTATGTGATTGCAGACAGTTATGTGGTTGACAAGAATTGCAATGATGCGATGGATCATCTGAACAGGGCTACGGACAATCCTAGCCCGTTTCAGACGTATTCTGATATTGCAATGGTAGATTCATATAGATGTGTTAGAACATCGCTGTATGACGCTTTTAGCACGGTTCTGGAGCGTTGGGGTGGGCACTTTGTGCGTGACAACTACAGATTCGGAATCATGAGCACGATTGGACGTGACAACGGGGTAACGGTACGTTACAAAAAGAACCTGAAGGAAATGACATGCACGGCAAACTGGGATGATGTTGTTACAAAACTCATGCCAGTTGGAAAAGATGGCTTGCTGTTGGATGAAATTTATCTTTATAGCAAGACACAGTATGATATCCCATTTACAAAAGTTGTATCTTTCAACCAAAATATTGATCAAGACCTATACAAGGATGCAGACGGCAATATTGATGAAGTGGCATACAATAACGCACTGGTTGAGGATTTGAGAACACAGGGGCAGGCATATGTTGATGCTAATTGTAAGCCAAAAGTTAATTACACCTTAAAAGCAAACGTCGAAAAGCTGACTGATATAGGCGATACAATCGAAGTCATTGACGAACCAATGGGCGTTGATATTACAACGCATGTTATTTCGTATGACTATGATTGCATTCTGGAAAAGTATACGGAACTTGAATTTGGAAATTTTCAACAAAAAGTTTCTGACCTTATGGGAACAGTTAGCTCAACGATTCAGCAAAGCGTAGAAAAAAACAATGCGAATCTACAACTGACATTCTCAGACGCAATTCAGCAGGCACAGGACTCAATACTCGGAATGCTTGGCAATTCGTATGTAGTTTATGAAGGTGACAAGATTCTTGTGGTTGATGCACTGCCAAAGGAAGAAGCACACAACGTTATTATGATCAACAGCGGTGGTATTGCATTTTCAAGCACTGGAATTAATGGAACATTCGAGAGTGCATGGACGATTGATAATGTGCTGAATATGCAACATATCAACGTTATAAATTTAGTTGCTGACATGATTAAAGGTGGAACATTAAAGCTTGGTTCTAACCTTAACCAGAACGGACAGATTGAGGTATACGATGAAGCAAATAATTTGATTGCAAAACTTGATAAAAACGGACTGATTATGTATGGACTTGATGGTTCATATCTGGTGGTCAATAATTCCGTTGGTTTTGCAGGATATGACCGTACAGGTGCAAAAACATTCTGGGTTTCAGGTGACGAGTTTCATCAGAAAAAATCGGTTGTTGAGGAAGAAATCACATTGTGCAACAAGGCAAGGTTTATTCCAATCACTGTAAAAGATGGCGATATTGTCGTTAATGATGGTATCGGCATTGTAGGGGTATAATATGGCTACATCAGGAACATTTAAGACATCAGCGTATGATGGTGCATGTTTACAGTTTGACTGGTCATTAAAAAGCCAGAGTACCGTAAACAATCAATCGGTTATCTCATGGACATTAAAAGGTGCAGGAATCAAGTCTGGCTATTGGTACATGGCAGGCCCTTTCAAGTGCACTGTAAACGGCACTGTTGTTTATCAATCAAACACTAGAATTAAGTTATACACTGGTACGGTTGTTGCATCTGGAGAGCTTGCAATCGGACATGAAACCAACGGTTCAAAGACATTCAGTGCATATGCAGAGTGTGCAATCTATACATCGGCTGTTAACTGCAAAGGTTCTGGAAGTTGGAGCCTTCCCGATATTGGCAGAGCATCACAGCCAAGTTTGAATACATGGCCTAACAATTCTCCGAATTTTAACATCGGAGACACAATTGTGGTACATATGAACCGCAAGTCAACCGTGTTTACGCACACCGTTGTGTTGAAGTTGGGTTCATACAGTTATACTATCGGCACTGGCGTAACGGATAATATTTCGTTGGATACGGACAAGATTGCATCAAGTCTGTATGCACAAATGCCAAACAGCAATAGCATGACCGGAGAAATTGCGGTAACAACGTATAGTGGCAGTGCGGTTATAGGTACGTCAAGCTGTACAATCATTGCGCACGTTGTAAATTCTAATCCTACATTTAATGTTGAATATGAGGATTCAAATTCTAAAACGGTTGCAATTACAGAAAACAATCAGTACATTATCAGGAATAACTCGACATTGAAAATCAGCGTAAGCAATGCTCAGGCATTAAACAGTGCTACGTTAAAAACAATTACTGCTGTAGTAAATGGAAATGCTTATACAGGCACTTTAAGTGGCTCTACAGGCACAATCAATGTCGGTGTGGTAAATATATCACACGACACTGAAGTGACCGTTAAAATCGTTGATTCGAGGGGAAACGAGGGCATCAGTGAGATTACGGTGCTTGTGTACGACTGGACATTGCCAAGTGCAATCATCAAGCTGAACCGCAAAAGCAATTATTATTCAGAAAGCATCTTGAATGTCAATGCGAATTATTCTTCAATCGGTGGGAAAAATGAGATAACGATTAAGTACCGCACAAAGAAGGTTGCAAACAGTACATTCAGTACTTACACGACAATTCAGGATAACACCGATACGAATTTTACGGCTGATAATGAGTATGAGTGGAACGTGCAGATTAATATTGCAGACAAGCTAGGCAATACAACTTACAATCTGATTCTTCCGAAGGGTATTCCGATTGCTTATTTTGACATTAAGAAATACAGCTTCGGTGTGAATTGCTTTCCAAAGCACAATAACAGTCTTGAAGTAAATGGCGTGTGCATTAGTGCTCAGGTGCTTTATAACAGTGCAAATGGAACAGCAGGAACTGTCACATTGTCAGACAGTGTGGAAAATTATACATATATTGAGATTTTCTACAGGTCGTCTGGAGACAATGCTTGTGGAAGTGTGAAGGTGTTCAGCCCAAACGGAAAACTTGTGCATTTAGGCACGATTCATTACATTGCCGATTATGACTATGCAAAGTTTGCTCTTGTTAGTGTGTCGAGTTCAATGATTACGTTTAGCCAGAATTACCAGATCACTCTGAAAAGCAACGGCTCAGTATATTCAGCAGAAAATGCTATTTTTATAACGAGAGTGGTTGGATATTAAGCGAAATCATGATATACTATTAGTGCAGTGTTTCATGTTCACTGCATTCCTTTCTCAGCCTGTCGGTTTTCGGCGGGCTGTTTTTTTATTTGCAAAATTCTATACTAACTTGTCATAGCCTACAGGTCGCATAATGTTAGTAAAGAAAAAATCACCGTTTGCATTCGGTGATTGATTGGAGTATATTATAGATGTATTTTTTCATTGGTATAATTCTCCTAGTAAAGGGCAGGCAGAAATGTCTGCTTTTTACTTGAAGAAAACTTCTATTTTGTCAGGTGAAACATGTACAGACTCAAGAACATTGCGCCACAGGGTGCGCTTGTTCTCACGTGTTAGATTATCATATATTGAGCGCCAACCGCTGTTCAAAAATTGGTTAAGATGATCAGTGCTTTGAGGCTTGAAAGATTCAAGCCTTTTTATTTTGTCTTCTGTTTCAGCATATAGACGTTCATAGGTACTTACAGGCATTCGCTTTTTGATAAAAATATAATTCAGATTATCAAGCTCTTTTCTTAGTTCTTTTAATTCCTTTTCGGTTGTGTCTTTTGTTTCAGATGTGATGCTTGATATTGTGGCTATATGGTTTTTCAAAAGATCGTCAAGGTTAGACAGCAGAAATTTTTCTGTTGCCAGTTCCGCATAGTGTTTTTTGTGGGAGCATGTATGCACTGAGTGAGCATTATTACATCTGTAATAATAGTATCGTTTACCGCCTTTTGGATGGCTCACTCCAACAAGCTTAGAACGGCATTCTGGGCATCTTAACAGTCCAGTGAATAAATATGTATGGCGCTGTATTCCTGTGCGTATATTGGCTTGTAATGCGGTCTGAACGGCATTGTATGTGTCTTTCGTGATGTATGGCTCGGCGTAGTTGGAGTTTCCACGATATGAGCCTGCATAAAATTCATTTTTAAGTATGTGCATATATGACATGTAAGGTCGAGACAGTCCGTATTTATTGTTTACGTATTCGACAGTGTAATGGACTGATTGATGCAGGAGAAATGATGAGAAAATGTCTTTCACGATTGGCGCTTTGGATTCATCAATTACAATGCGTTTATTGCCGTTTTCTGTGGCAATCCTGTAACCAAAAGGAACATTGCCAGTGATAGGTTGGCCTTGTGCAATTTTGTACTCAAATACGGCTTTGATGCGTTCAGAGCCTTTTTTTAATTCATGTTCTGCAAGGTTGACTTTAAGGTTGAACATAAACAAGCCGTTCGCAGTGGACGTGTTTATATCGTCCTCACATATGGAAATCATGGCAACGTTGTTCTGTTGAAGGAGTTCAAGCATCTTGTTAGCCTCAAGGACGTTACGTGACAGACGGTCAAGGCGTGTGAAAGCTATGGCATCAAGATTTTTCAGGTTCGACAGCATGGATTGCAGTTGTGGGCGCTTCATGGTGCTTGCTGAGTAGCCTTCGTCAATGTAGATATGTTGCAGGGCATGTTCGTTGTCGTTGCACCATTGCGTTATTTCTTCAGTCTGAGCCTGTATTGAATATCCATATTTCTTTTGTTCGTCAGTGGAAACACGAGCATATCCTGCCACTCGCAGTTTTTTTCTCATAAAAATAACCTCCGCTTGATTGAAAATAAAAAAAGCAGTCCATACTAGCCGATGAAGGGCGGTGAAAATATGGACGCAGAAAAAATATATTCGTTGCTGTTTAATCTTTATGCTGAACAAGAAGATCTCAAAATTGAATATGAGTTAGATAACTCTTTTTTTTCGACAGGTTGTTTCAATCAGAAACATTCTTGCTGTCGAGGTACAGTTTCATTATCTTCAGATACAGTTCATCCTTCTCAGATTCAGGAAGCTCGTGAAACAGAGACTCGATGCGCAGTGTGAGGTCTGTCGCTTCGTCATAGCTTGACGTATCAATTCCAAAGTAAGATATATCAATTCCGTAAACCTCGCAAAAACGTTTCAAAGTGGAAAGAGTCAAGGAACGTTTTCCAGATTCAATATTCGATATTGCAGGTCTTGAAAGCCCAACAAGATCAGCAAGCTCAGACTGTTTAAGATTACGGGAGTTGCGTAGTTCTTTGAGTTTCCTTCCTATTGATTTATTGTTGATCATTATTTTTACACCACCTAAAAAAGTTTATATTTCGATGATAACATATGGTTGCTATTTGAAACAATAAAAAATAATCATCATTTGATGAAAAGTAGTTGCGATTTGATTACAAGGGTTTATAATGTAATGCATGAAAGGGGGCACGAAATGAAAAGAGCAGAATTGAAAGCATTCAGAATTTCAAAGGGTTTTACGCAGAAGGACGTTGCAGAAATGCTTGGAATATCCACGAGCCATTATGCTTGCATTGAGCAAGGAACGCATAATCCTTCTACAGAGCTTGTCAAAATGTTCTGCAAAGTGTTTGGATATGAATATGCAAATTTAATTATTGGGAGCTGAAAACATGTTTGAAATCGTAGCAGAAATCGTAAAAAGAGGGCAAGCAGAAGAATTAAGAAAAATTATTAAACAGTACGAAATTGATGTTTCAAAAAGAAAGGAAAACAAGAAAAATGAAAGGATTTGAAAACATTACACCAGAAATCGCAACAGATTTGATTGAATTGGTCAACCAGTTGAAAGGACTTGAAAAGTCCGCACAGGTCAACTATTCAGTGAAGAACAGGAACACAGGGGAATGGATGCGAAAGGCATTTGATTATGTGCCACTAGACAATATTTTAAACAAAATCAAAGAAAATAAGAACTTTGCATTACTTCAGCCTATCGGCATTGATGAAAACGGGGTGTGTGGCGTTAAGTGCATTCTTGTACACAAGAGCGGTCACGTATTTGAAACAAGTACTTATCCGTTTACAGTAAAGGAAGGTGCGAAGATACAGGACGAGGGCGCAGAGATCACATACCGCAAGCGTTATTCATTGGGCGCATTCCTTGGCATGGCAACAGAGGAAGATACGGATGGCAATGACGATGAAGCAACGAACAGCACGGAACGCAAGGCATCGCCAAGACAAATCGTAGTATTGAGCAAGATTTATACAGGCGAGAATCTTATAAAGCTGTTAAAGATGAACAATATCGAAAAGCTGGAAGATATGCCGATGTCGAAGGCAAGTGAGTTGATCAGTAAGAACATGAATCATAGAAAGGTGGACAGTCATGAGTAAAATTGAACAATTTGTAGTATGCCAGCACACTGGCAATAGTAAAAAATACCTGTTTTATTCACCTACTTATTCCAATATTGAGAAAGGCGACGAGGTTCTGGTTGATACGCAGTTCGGAGAAAAAAAGGCAACCGTGCTTGCAGTTTGCATGGCATATGGTGAGGATGTAAAAAGAGCATTGTGTGTTCTTGCAGGTGCAGAAGACGAGCCGGTCAAAAGAGTTATCGGCAAATATAATTTCGTTAAATTTGATTACAGCGAGGATGAAAACAATGGCTAATATTATTGAAAGAACAGGCTCAGACGTTACTTTTTCTGAAGAAGTATGTGAGAAAATCATCAGCCTTGAGAAACAGGCGAAAGATATCAAGAAACAGCAGGACAGCATGAAGAAAGAAATTATTGATGCTATGCAAAAGTATGGAGTATTAAAGATTGACAATGAGTTTCTGAAAATCGCATTCATTCCAGAGCATGACACAGAAAAGTTTAACACCAAGACTTTTAAAGAAGAAAATCCTGATGTATACGACTTGTACGCCAAAATTTCAAAAGTGAAACCATCCATCCGCATCACGGTGAAGTGATGGAAACATTCAGCATCAAAGGTGGTACGCTTGAATTTTTTCCTGAAACTCATACATATCTGTATGATGGGCTTATGTTGCCAAGTGTAACGGGAATTCTTGGCGTGAAGTATAAAAACGATTATGCAAGCGTGCCTCCTGCCGTGTTGAATAATGCGGCTAAAAGAGGTACGGCAGTACATAAGGCAATCGAAAACTTTAATGTTTCGGGCTATGATGATGGAAGCGAAGCAGTGCGAAACTTTAAGTTTTTGCAGAAGCAATACGGATTCGAGGTTCTGGACAGCGAGTTGCCGATTGTGATTTTCAAGGATGATATGCCGATAGCATGTGGACGACTTGACATGACAATGCTTATGGATGGTAAAACTGGCATTGCGGACATTAAAACCGTCAGTTCTTTAAACAAGGAAAAGATCGCATATCAGCTGAACTTATACAGAATTGGATTGATGCAAAGCTACGGAGTTGATGCAAAATTTCTGAAGATCATACATCTCAGGGATGGCATCAGGAAAGTTATTGACTGCCCTGTAAATGAGGGCATGGCGTGGGAATTAATCGAAAAATTTTTGAATGAAAAACGATGATGAAATATGAGGAACAAAAAAAATATGAGAAAAAGGTATAATAAAAAAGTTGAAAACGTAGATTTTGAAAAGTTAAGGAAATGTTTAAAAGATCACGAAATCAAGAAAACAGAATTGGCTATAATGTGCGGATATGAAAAAAACTATATCGAAAAAAATGTTTTACAAAGGCATTTTCTAAACACACATGTTAGAGACATATTGACTTATGCTTATAAGATTGATCCTAGCGAGTATATGGATATACAGCCAAAAGAAATAATCAACGCAGAAGATGATGATATGTATACATTTGGTTTTTCGTTTAATGGGAAATTGTTAAAAAAAATTGCGATAAAATCTATGGAAGAGCATACCACTATTGAGGATTTCGTGTTTAAATGCATCATTGAAGGACTTGGCGACAAAATTTTGGAGGAAAAGAAATGAATTCATGTGTACTTATTGGACGTACTACTAAAGACATTGAACTAAGAAGGACAGGCAGTGGAACGGCTGTTGCAAGTTTCACACTTGCAGTCAACAGGGACTTCAAGACAAATGACGGGCAGGAAGCAGATTTCATTCAGTGCGTGGCATGGAAAAAGACGGCTGAACTTTTAGAACAGTACGTTCATAAAGGAGATAGAATTGCCTTAAACGGCTCTATCAGAACAAGAAATTACGAAGATAGTCATGGGAGAACCGTCTATGTTACAGAAGTGTTGGTTAATCATGTTGAGTTCCTTGAAACTAAGCGTGAAAAGCCATCTGATAGCCCTAGCAATCAAAATAAGAGTGATCCTTATAATGGCTTGGGGAATCCAGGATACGGATACGACATAGATTCGTCTGATTTGCCATTCTAGGTGGTAATAACGGTATGATAGGAAATGCAAAAGCTATCATCCAGTGGTTGTTCGACCAGCAGGACGCAGAAAAGCTGTACGAGATAAAAGAGAAGAAATCGAAAAGATCATTGACAGCCAATGCGTACTACTGGTCTTTACTCAACCAGTTGGCGAGCGTTATGAGAATGGATAACCAAGAATGCCATTTTCTTATGCTTAAACGATATGGGCAGTATGAGGTTGTCAGCATTTGTTCAGATGTGGTCCTACATGGCTATTTCAAGTACTATGAAGAAATAGGCAAAGGTACGGTAAACGGCAAGGAGTTCACGCATTATAAGATTTATAAAGGCAGTTCACAGATGGATTCTAAGGAGTTCGCAATATTGCTTGATGGTGTAAGAAGCGAATGCGAAGAAATAGGAATACCAGTGCTAACACCGTCAGAGATAGCACAATTAAAGTTTATAGGGGGTGATTAGTTGAAAGAATCTATTATGCCTAACGGCATGTATCAGGCAAACGGTCATACATATTTTTACAGCAATCAGCGTTATGAGGGCACACATAGGCACGAAATATTTTTTGGCACTGCCAACAGGAAAAAATCAATCAAGTATGGTTTTGTCGTATTCATCAGACCTGAAGATCACAACATGTCTGAGTATGGCGTGCATAACCGAAAAGGGCATGAATTTGACATGTACCTTAAAAAGCTTGGGCAGGAAAGGGCCATGGACGAGTATTCATGGACAACAGATGAATTTATAGAAATCTTTGGCAAGTCGTATATTTGAGGTAGTTACATGTACAGAAAATATCACAATACAAAGACGGTTGCTGATGGTATCAAGTTCGACTCAAAGTTGGAAGCTGAACGATATGCACAGTTGAAAATTCTGGAACGTGCAGGAGTTATAAAGGAGTTGGAATTACAGCCTTCTTTTCAACTTTTGCCGTCATTCAGGAAGAATGGCAAAACATGGCGTCAAACCGTGTATAAAGCCGATTTCAGATACATTTTATGTGATGGTGATAGAATCATCATCGAAGACGTAAAAGGCTCTACAGCGGTAATTACGGACGTTTTCCGTTTAAAGCAAAAACTGTTCGAATACAAACATCCAGACTACACAATCAGCATCGTTACGAGTAAAGACATCAAGAAGTTTCAAAAAGAAACGAAAGTCGGCAAAATGTGTTGACTTAATCACAATATGATGATAATATCAAAGAGTAGCAAAAATCTACACCACCTATTCAGTAGTTCGCGCCTGCTGAATGGCATGGCATGAAATTGAATAGGTAAAGCAGACCGTATGGCATTTAGAGCGCGAAACTAAATGTTATACGGTTTTCTGTTTATAAAGAGGTGAAACAATGGAAAAAGAATATTATATTAACATTCAGTGGTGGATGGCACAAAGATTGAAACTAAGCGGAAATGAACTGCTTACGTATGCTATTGTATATGGATTCTCGCAGGATGGCGAAAGCACATTTTTAGGGAGTTCAAAATATGTATCGTATGCGTTAAGGGTATCACGTCCAACAGCAATCAAGTGCCTTGATTCGTTGACAAGCAAAGGGTTAATCATAAAAACGCAAGAAAAAATAAATGATATTGTTTTTAATAGATATAAAGCAAATTTACAGATTATAAAGAATTTTGATAGACCATATAAAGAAACTTTACAGGGGGATAGTAAAGAAACTTTACAGGGGGGTAGTAAAGAAACTTTACAGGGGGGTAGTAAAGAAACTTTACACAGTAATAACTATAAAGAATTAAATAATAAAGAATTAAATAAAGAAATAAATAATAAAGAAAGTAAGAAAGAAGAAAGCAACAATACCCAAAATAGACAAGTAGAAATATCTGAAGAATTGAAGCAAATGCAGAAAGAGATTGAGCAGTTGAAAGCAGAGAACAAAAAGCTCAAGACAAAGAAAGAAAAGCCAAAGAAGAAAGCTAAATCGTATGATGAACAGATTACAGAATACACAGAAAATGAAGAATTACAGAATGCACTGAAAGCATTTGTACAGATGCGAGCATTTATCAAAAGTCCTGTTACAGAACATGGGCTTAAACTGTTATTGAATAAGCTAACAAGAATCAGCAGAAATGATGCAGAGAAGATCACAATCGTGAATAATTCCATTGAGAACAACTGGAAAGGATTTTACGGCTTGAAAGAAGAAACAAGCTATCAGAAATCTGTACAGCCAGAGAAGAAATACGACCAGAACGGCTATGAGTCGGAAGAAGATCTCATGGCTATGTTTTACGGAAAATAGTTTCAAATAGAAACAAAATGCGCCAAAAAGTATTGCAATCGCTTTCATATTATGATATTATAATGTTGTAGAAAGAAAGAGGTACAAAAAAATGAAAGATTTAGATTTAGAAATGATTGTAAAACAGGCGCAAGAAAATATGAATATCAGAGAACAGGTTCAATTTAAGAGCCTAGATTATATGAAAAGTAGTGCATACTTTGTTGATTGCGTAAAATATGAAATTGGTCATGTAACTTTTGCATTGGGTATTGAACTAACTTATACATTATTAGATAAGTTAGTAGAAATGTTCTTTCAAAAAGTATATTAAAATTAGGAGGTAATATTCATGAAAATTGTAAATGTTTCAAAATTATTTGGTTTGTGTGGCCCTCGTGGAGGAACAAAAAGTTATTTCGCTATCGTTAACGAGGAAGGAAACTTCCTCAGCCTTGACGGCGAAACCACTTATATTCCTTGCGGTGGTAGATACACATTAAAGATCATCATGAGCCAACTTGATGATTTAGAAGCCTCATGGCTTCCATTCAAATTAAGTAAATAAAAAAGAGTGAAGCGATAACACACAAAACACTAGCTTTAAGAAAGAAGGCGAAAACATGAAAAACATATACGGTATATTTAAGAATGAAGAGCCGACGGCGGAAGCAATCCAGAGAATGCTAGCCACGTGTGACGGAAGTTCCGAGTATATCAAGGACGGTATGATATACTGCCGAAAGTGCAATGAGCCACGAAGAAAATGGCTTCCGACGGTCGGTGACTATTTTCCTGCAATGTGTTCATGCTTGATTGCTGAGAAAAAGAAACAGGACAGACTGGCACGAATAGAAGGTTACAGAAACACAGGTTTTCCTGACAGAGGACTTCAGAAATGCCGATTTGATCACGATGATCAGAAATCAAAGAAGGCAAGCGACATGTGCAGGAATTATGCAAGAAGGTTTGAGGACTTCAAGAAAGCAGGAAAAGGACTTATTCTGTTTGGCGGTGTTGGAACAGGCAAGACGTTTCTTGCATCGTGTATTGCAAATGAATTGATTGACAATGGTGTACCATGTCTGGTAACAAACTTTGCGCGTATCATCAATACGATTCAGGGCATGTATGAAGGCAAGCAGAAATATCTGGACAGCCTGAACGAGTTTGATCTTCTAGTTATTGATGATCTCGGGATTGAGCGAAACACGGAGTACGTAAACGAATTGGTATATAACATCATTGATGCAAGATACAGAAGCGGAAAGCCGATGATCATTACAACGGATCTTAAATATACAGACCTGTACCATACAGAAGATACAAGCAAAGCCAGAATCTACAGCCGTATCATTGAGATGTGCCTTCCTGTATTGGTAAGTGGTGAAGACAGACGAAAAAACAAGATGCAGGACTCAAGACTGATGGATATATTAAACGGTTAAATGTTTCAAAAAGAAACAAAATGCAATAAAAAGTATTGCAATCGCTTACATGTTATGATATTATAATAAGCGTAAAGAGAAAGGAAAAAAGGAAGGTAAAAAAAACATGAAAACATTAGCAGAAAAATTATTGAATTATTATCAGGGAAATGATGACGACTTCAACCACGACATCGAGGAGCTTGATTCCTATGATGGTTATCTAGGAGACAGAACCTGTTACATGATGGACGAACTTGATGAATTTTATAAAGGAACGGAAGTAACCGAAATTCTTAAGCGTGCATTTTTCGGTCATGACGATGATAACTGGCACATTGAAAACGGCGAGAAAGTTTACGGAGAGTTCAATCCTAACCGTGATTATTTCTACTTTAACGGATATGGAAATCTGGTCAGCACGAACTATTGTGATTACAGTGACTTCCTAGACGAGTACTTTGTGCAGGAAATCATTGACAATGAAAGCAATCTTGATTTGAGCGAAGGCGCATAGGAAATTATCGACAGTTATGACGAAGAAGGTGAAGACGATGAACATTAAGACATGGAATATCGAAGCAATGACAGGATATAAGCCACGCACAACATTCTATGAGGACTTCAGCATTGCAGACCATTTCGGCGCTCTGGCAGTCCGTGATACTTATTGCAGGGCATTCAACGCATGGCAGAATAATATTGAATACATGACAGAGCTTGTCATGGTTCTGAACTGGAAGATATTTGAACATGATCACAGCAGAAACTACAGTCTTGCCGAAATGTATGATGAACTTTGGCGTAAGGCTGATGAGTGGGTGTATGATCATTTCGATGGTGAGGACTTACAGTATTTCTTGAAAACAACTGACTAGGAAAACCTAGTCTTTTTTTATCGAAAAAATTGCCAAAAAATGTCATGAAAACGTTTGACTTTTCTATATTATAGTATTATAATATAACTGTAGAAAGAAAGAGAGGAACAAAGAAAATGAACATGAACTATATGGAATATTCAGCACTTATGAGTGCGGTAGATAAAATTATGGAAGACAGAACAGTTTCTGTTAGTGAAAATCCAAGTTGGGGTGCAGATTTAAAGACATTCGGTGTGAACTGGTCAGCTTGTGGAACACAGAGCATCGAAGAAACAAAGAAATTTGCAGAGCAGATCAACAAAGCTTGCAAGATCGCGGAAAAGCTGAATGCGATGCAGATTACTGTAAACTATGAAGAAAAGCCAGACAGAGATTCATGCATGGCATTGATCACAAAATATATGGAAGAACTACAGGACTAAAAAGTCATGTTTCTTTTATAAAAAAGCGCTGAATTTAATGTTTCAAATAGAAACAAAAATTAACAAAAAGTATTGATTATAATGTAATAATATGGTAATATATACCTGTAAAGAGGGATAGAGAAATCCCAAGGAGGAAACGGAAAATGAAAGAATTTGAATGGTACGGAATCAGAGCTGATGATAAAGAATATAAAATCGGTGAAATCTGTGAATTGTCACATAATTGGTGGCAAGATGATCCTGAAGACGGAAGCGAATATAATGAAGAACTTCATCTTTGGGATGGCGGTGAACTTGATGGAACATGTGCTATTAACTGTACAGAGAATTTAGACAACTTGTCTGAAGTTGTTGAATTTGTTAAAAGTACTTATTTAGCAGAACATGTTTATTTAATCGGTAGCGATGTATGCTACGGTGGTAATGATGCAAATGAAATCATTATGGCAGACGCAGAAGTATTAAAAGAATTTTAAAAATCAAAGGAGGAACAATGATATGCCAAATTGGTGCGTTGGTGCTCTAAGAGTACGTGGAAAACAGAAGGATTTACAGAACTTTGTTTTAGAAGGGTTAAAGCCTTGTGATCCTTTTAAAAAGGAACATGCTAAACTCGAACTAGACGAGTTTGGATATGTGGGCTGTAACGAAAAATGCTGGATTGAAGGAACAACCAGAGGGTTCGTTAATGACCTAGATGTATATTTTGAAGAAGAAGAGGACGATTCTATTCAGACTATTGCCCTAGATGCTGAATTCGCGTGGTGTATCAATTCTGAAGAATTACTGAAAGTATGCCAGAAGTATCATGTTGATATGCGAATCTACGCTTTTGAGAGAGGGATGGAGTTTAATCTGGAAATTGAAATCATTAACGGAAAGATTACGAAGGACTCCTATTTCGGATTTCAGGATTACGTCTGGGAATGCATCTGTCCAGACATGGGAGGATAAAAATGACTTATAAAGAACTATCAAAAATGATTGAAACATCTTCATATAGCAGATTCGCAAAAGGCTTACAAAAATGTATTTTTGGAAAAACAACTAGAATCTATGCTAAACAAATGCAAATTGAACAAATGAGATTAGAAAAAGAAAAGTTACAGAAAGAATATAATGAGCCAAAAAGAAAATGCAACGAAAATATTTACGTTGCAGAAAGTAATGGAACGAACCTTGCAAATTACCAAAATCAGAAATATATAAAGGAATTAGAACAGGAGGCTAGATGCGATGGCAGTTTTTAGCGCTGAAAAAGTACAAGAAATGGTAGAAGAAAAGGAAGCCGAATACAAGAAGCTAGAAGAAGAGTACTGGTTTTTAAAAGAAGAATATGAAGAACTGGAAGAAACGTGCAAAGATTTTCAGAAGTTAAACAATAAGCTTGTTAAAAACAATAAAGCAGCTAACAGAGATTTCTTTATTCTCGCAGTAGCATATGCTTCTACACTGATGTTGATGATTTACTTGTTCATCAGATAAGGAGTGATATATATGTTTTTACTACAGGTATTAGAAAACGTATTTTATATATTTGCTATTGTCATGCTGATTGGCGGTATTCTTATTTTAATATCAGTGATTGCAATTGTAATGTTCGCTATCATGTCAGCTATTGTGAATGGCATTGCAGAAGATAAGGAGAACAACAATTTATGAGACTAAATGAATTATTAGCAAATATTAATAGAGAAACATTCATCAAAATTAAAGTTGATGATGATCACTGCTTTATGGGCAGAAGATTTTCATTAGATTCTTATGACTATTACCAAAAAAACAGAAAACGCTACGGAAATGCGATTGTTACAAACATTAGCCTTGATTATGGAATATTAGAAACTCACATTTTCATTGAGGCAGAAACCACAATGGTGCGATGGACTAAAAAGGTGGTGAATAAAATAACATGAATAATTATTTAACAAAAAAAGTAGCCTACTTTACTTATCAGCAGTTATTGAATGAACTTGAAGAATTAAAAAAGAAATATTACGTTATTGGCTACACTGTCAAGTCACAAGAAAATGTTGCAGATGTTCAGCTAGTCGAAAAATAGGGAGGCAGAAAAATGGAATCTGTTAGTAGTGAAAAGCTAGAAGCAGTCGCTGACTTCTTAGCAGATAATGAAGTAGATGGAAGATTCATTTGCTTTTTTTACAATAAATCATTAAAAAATAAAATAGACGTGCCATGCTATACTGATTTATGCGAAGAGACATGTCCGTTTTACTCAAAAGAGAACTTTATCAAGTGGATTAAAAAAACAGATAGTGAGTATCATATTACTAATTTAAAAAGACCACATCAAGAAGACTTTACTAAATATGTTAACTGCAGTGATGCTCTTTTTGATAGAGACAGCTATATTAATGCGTTAGAAGAATATTGCGATAATTTAGAAGATGTTCTTGCTGACACTGAATATGATACAGAGTGTATAGAATGCGAAATGAGAATGCTAAACGATAAGTTGAAAAAGATTAGAGGTGTTCTTGATGGATCGCATTGAAGTTGATGAAGAAGCAGAAAAAATATATAAAGTATAAGTATATCCCTATATTGATACACCAATTTTAAAAAACATTAGTTACCTGAACTAATCAAAACAGGACTCATAAGAAAATTCTATTAAATACCTTTTAGATTTTGTTTCTTTAATCTCATTTTCAATATAGGGATTCATTAAGGAGTGATCACAAATGAAAAAATTGAATAAAAACAGGGCATTATGCCTTTTATCAGATGTGTGTATTTTTATTATTTTATATTCTATGGTAACAACAGGAAACAACTGGAATTCAACGGAAGTAAAGATATATTTCTGTAGTTCTCTGATTATGAATATGCTGTTCGTGCAGTATTTTCTTATTACAGGAGGCAGATAGCATGGATTTTATCGGAATCTTACTCATAGCAGTATCAATAGTTCTGATAGCGATTGGATATTATTGGAAAGAATAGCGATTAATAAAATGCAGAACTAAATAAATAAAAAAATGGCTCGTGAAGTCGTTCGAGGGTGTCAGCACAAAACGCAATACTCATAATATGACTTATAATTCTCCAATTCATTTACTGAAATCGTTTCTCCTAATACTTTTATTAAAAATAAAGTGTTGGCATTCTCAAACGACTTTATGAGCGCTTAAAGAAGAGGTAAAAAAATGGCAAAACTTGCGAAAATGAAGTACAAAACTATGGGTGGCGATGTAAAGATCAACACGTATAATGCGACAATATCAAAAAAGATTGTGGCGGAATCTGGGATTGATCCAGAAAAAGAAATCACAGTTAGGGCAGAAACTGGAAAAATCATCATTGAACAAAAAAGATAAAGGGGTATGAAAAATCATGGATAAATCACATAAATTGTTAAATGGCGCTGAGGGGACCCTTGTCAAAGACTTTAATCCAAAGTACAAAACTATCGAACTGATTGAAAGCAGAGAAATATTTCCATTCGGAATGCCTATAGGCTTGTTTAAATTTGAAAAAGTAAAAAAATACTATGGAGACAGAAAGATCTGTTCTGTGATGGATTTTAATGATACTCACACAACATCAATAGCTATAGAACAAAAAAATAAAGGCAAAAAATATGAAAGAAAAAACACAGAAACTCTATAACATGAATTGTTTGATTATCTGCAATCAGAACAATTCGTTAAAGA